CACCGAAATACGGATACTGGTTAAACACGATCGTACTATCTACATCAATAGCTATTTTCATTGTATTTTGTATTTAAATACAAACCCTTGACATGTCCTATTTCTGCCTGTTGCATTCGCAGTCACCGCATCACCAGTAACGCCAATATGTCTACCGGCTTCTGACGCACTATAGTATTCTCGGATAAAATTTCCAGATTGATCATATTGTAATACAGCTTTTGATCTTGGGCTTTTGTAGCCGCTACTATGCAATTTTTTCTGAGCGTTGGACATGTTAATCTTTCCAATCTCAGATCGTGGTGATGTCTTAATCCCTGTTTGCGCAATTCTTTTTATCTCATTTCTCCATGCCGGATGCTTGATGCCCGAAATAGATCTTCTGATCTTTTCTATTGTTTCTTCACTTTTAGTGGCTCCAGGCACAGCTACGTTATACTGTGGTTTTAATAAATCTATGTAGAATTGTTCACGTTCAGACAGATTGCGCAACTCTGTGTGTTCTATAATTACAAAATTGAAATTATGTATGCCATATTTTTTAGCGGCCTCTGTTAGTTTTTTACTTTTAGTGTGCCCTGATACTATTGAACTCTTGTGGGACATAAGTCTCCTGTAAAAATTCTTGGTAGCACCTACATAGATCTCACCTGTAAAAATATTCACTATTTTATAGATACCGCTCCCTTGCAAATACGCCTGTGGAACAAAAGGTATTGAAAATTCATCTTTAAATATTGGATCAAATTCAATTACCGATTTACTTACTATTCGCGCCTTCGTTATCTTCATTTTATATTTTTATTATTACAGTATCGTTCAAGTGAATCGTTTATGTCGCGCAGCACATTCAGAAGTTTCCCGTCTTTTCCTTTTTTATGCTCGATCATCGCCTGCTCCATGCGTTCCTTACTGATGCGCTTAAGTGGCACCTTCACTTTTGGACGCATTTCGTTGTAGTCGAAAAGCGAAAATTGATGCGTCACAAGAGTGTATTTCATACCTTTTCAAAACTTACAGAGTTAAACTTGCCATGAATCCCTTTCAAATAAATTTTTGTGTGCCATGAATTAACTTCAACATGATCGCCTTCCTTGAAAATGCTGTAATGGCTCATAATCTTAATAAGTCTTCTTTCGTTATCGGATATACCCCAATATGCTTGCATGTCTCAGCGGCAGCAATATTGGCGAGTGTAATTGATTTCTGGATATTGAATCCAGCTGCGTATGATGCTGCGAGTATGGCTGTCACGGTGTCGCCGGCACCACAGACGTCAACAATGTCTACCGGGATGCCATCAACTCCATTACCGGAGTCGGTAAACCATGAAATGCCATTTTCGCCACATGTCACCACAAAATAATTTAGGCACAGATTCGATCGCTCGATTATCGGATTGATATTCTGTGCCTCCTTCTGATTGCATTTCAATATCGTCGCATTCGTGTACTTGTCAAAATCTTTCTTAGCATCCACAATCACAGGTATCCCCTTCTCGTTGCACATGGCTATGATCGTATTCGACACAGTTGGGTTGATTACTCCTTTGTGGTAGTCGGAAAAAACAACAGCATCGAGTGATCTCAATATCACCTCAAAATCTTCTTTCCAAAGCACGTCATCGTACACCACATCAAATACAGATTCCTCGTCCATCCTAAGTAAGTGATGCGTGCCGGATATCACTCGCGTTTTTTTCGGAAATTCTCCTGGGTGATAAAATACGACATCCCGTGGAAGTTCATGGAACCGATCTCCGGTGGTAAACAGATATGCATCGACTCCGATGTTGAGAAGATTTTTTACAACATTACCAGCACCGCCAGGCCGAGTGAATGTCCTGTTCGGTACAACTACGGGCACGGGAGCCTCCGGGCTGATCCTGTCAACTGATCCGAAAATATATTTGTCGATAATGTAATCACCGATTACGGCGATCTTCAACTTCGGCGCTTTTTCGAGTAGTTCTTGGAAGATCATAGTTTTCGTTTTATTGCTTCAATGATTCCGGAGGACGAGAACCGGTAGTCACGCGGATAGTATAATACTTTTGATACCTCGCTTCCGATTACTTCCCTGTTCTCGTAATCACCACCGACAACAATCGCGTCTGGCTTATATAATTTGATAACATCAAGCAGGTATTCGTTGCTTGAGTGCTCTATTACCAAATCGACAACGCGTCCGTTATTTAACCTGAGCGCATCAAGCGCAGTCAGTCGGTCAGTGTATTTGAATATCGGACGATCATCACCTTTGTCTTTTTTTATTTTCTTGTCCGAATCGATCGACATAATCACTTTTCCGTTGTGCCCGGCTTGTTGCCGGCAGAACAAAAGCAGATTGATGTGTCCGACATGAAGTAAATCGAATGTTCCTGCGCAGAATACTGTCATAGGTCAGAATGGCAATTCATCAATGTTTGAACTACTGCTTGATGATTGTTCTGACGATTGTCCGCTTGACTTCGTCCCAACATTTTTGCCGTTGCCAAGAATGTTTCCTCTTACACCTTTCTCCTGGTCTTCTTTACTGACAGCCTGAACAACCATGTAGTCGTTACCGTATTTGTCATTCTTACTATCCATTATAACAAGATCAAGGTACTTTGCGCCATTCTTTCCTTCGAACAGCTTGGTCTTGTCAATCTTCATTACATCAATTTTCAGTGTTATCATATTTTTTATTTTATTTCTTCAATTGAAAGTCCAAATCCACCATAATAACCATTATGTTCATTGTGGTTTGATATTGTAATCCATCCATCGTTGGTTCTTATTTCAAGAAAAACTACTTGGTGTACTCCGTATTCATCCTCGATGTCAGGCGCATCTTTAGTTTCAATAGAAACAAGCGTCTTGCCAATCAATGACCTCATATCGTCATCAGTTCTCATATATCTTGATTCGCAGCACGATTGGCCATCATCGAATATTCTTATCTTTACACAATTGGTGAAGTCAATAAACAAAGACTTATCATCCATTTTGATATCACTGATTTCTTTTCCGTAGTATTCATTTGGTGAATGTGCTGATCCTCCACCAAGTGAATGCAGCATTGCCCCAATTCCTAAACTCATAGTTTTTATTTTTTAAACAAATCCAAAATTTTTCCAAGCTTTAATCGCCTTCTCGGTCTTTATTCCGCCGGATGAATACCATCGATGATCACGATCGATGAGTCTCTTGAATAATTTATCAGGAGACTTCTTAGATACCCCTACTATGAGGTAATTTTTATATCCTACAACGTTCAAGTAAAAAAACGCCGACTGGTCGTAGTCATGATTTTCAATCGCGCTGTCAAATCCATTTTCGGTTGTGATTGAAAGCCCCTTGTACTCGAAGATGGTAGACATCATTCTGCTATCTCCATCTGTCTTACACCTGGCTCCTTCTAAACCGAAAATATCTTTCTTGTACCATTCGTGCTCTCTACGAAAGTCGGGCATCATTATCAGCTTTCGGCACATCTCATCTCGCAAAACCGTATCTGCCATTCGCTTTGCCGTCACATATCCAATGTGAGTTTTGTCTGCCTTATGTGGCTCAAGAAGCGCGTGGTGATTTAGCGTTCCGGCTTCAAAAATATCCTTCAAATTCTCCGGCTCAGCACGTACCTGTTCTGTCTTGTGGATGATAGCCTTAAGATCGGAGTTGGATACGTATTGATGATCGAAGTAGGTCATTTTACACTAAATCAGCGTGATTAAACGTAAAACTTAAAAGTCCGTCATACCTCAAAATAGGGGTAAACCTAACCCTGCTTATTGAATTGTCATTTAACATCTTTTCTCTTCTTTCAGTGGTTAGTACAACAGGTACGGTCCATACATCCTTATCGTATACATATTCCAATTCATATCTATGAGTGTCGATAAGTTCCGTGGTGTCATTGGTTATCATTTTCGAACGATTACACGTGACACTTCCTTAAGCTCAATTCCGTTGATTCCAGTGTCACAATACTTCACAAAAAACTTCACAAGCGTATCAACCCAGTCCACGTAAATCGGGAATCCGTGCTCGTCAAATTGAAGCTCGCCGGCCTTGTTCTTTTTCTGTATCGGTGGGAATTTTTCGTTCATGAAGCAGTGATACACCATTTCAGTGATCGCCTTCACTGGTTTTTCGTCTTTAAACTTCAAAAGCAGCTTCACCGGACCGGCATCTTCCAGTTTTTGCGTCACAGCTTGCTCACGGAAGTCGTTTTGTAGCTTTTCAACCTCTTTGTCGCGCTCAATTTGTTCGTCGCTCAATTTTTTCATCTCGTTGAGCTCAAGCTGACGTTCTTCATCTTCTTTTTTTGCCTTCGTCTCCTGTTCTGCAAGTAATTTCTTCTTCGCTTCTTCATCGGAAGCGTTTTTCAGTGCAATAAGCTTGTCTTTAAGTTCCGGAATTCGCCCGATCCACTCGTTTATTTTCGGCATGATGGCTGTGATCACAGTTTCATTCCATTTTTCGTACGTCTCTTCTTTTTGAAGCTCAAGACAAAGCTCAGCGTACGCTTCATCAGTGATCAAAGACTTGTTTATCTCAGTCATGAAGCATTTTGACCACTCTTCAGTCTTCAATTTTGGCTGATTGCTCTTAAAAACCTGCGCACGCTTATCAAAATCATCAAGTGTGCATGCGTTGAAGTAATCCCGGCTGCCATCCTGTACTTTTCGCACGCGCTCGATGACCATGTCGGCGAGATTTTTCTTTATCCGAGCGATAATTTCCGCTTTATAGTTTTCTTTTCCCTTCTGGATGCGTGCTTGCTCCTGAACGCGCTTATTTTCGTCGATTTTTTTCTGATTATGTGCACCGATAAGAGACCTGATTCGGTGTACATGATTCGACTTGCTATCCTTACTAAGATCTTTTTCGAACTGCATTAGAAATTCCTTGGCATCATCGAAAGACTTAGTGATTCCTGTTCGGATGTTGTATATCTTCTGATACGTGGCGTCAACCCGGATTAATAATTTATTTGCTTCTTCAATGTTATCGTCGTTCACATCAACGATTTTCTCCATCGCGCCAACTGCCGCGTCGCGGCCTTTGATCATGGACGGAACGTTATCCTGGATTTGCTTCAGGATCGGTTCGAGTTTTACGGGGAGAGTTATTTCTTCGATCATTTTTGTGGCATTAAAATATTATGTGATTCTGATTCTTTTGTGTTATCAACAACATACTGACCAGCTTCATCAAGCAATGCTACAAGGTCAGTTCCTATAAAATCCTTATGGATGCCGCTTAAATGGATTCTCCACTTGCGAGTTCTTACATTTTTGGTAATGTAAAAGCTTGCTCGTTTAGTATCATTGCATATTTTTGCGAATATATCCATCTTGATCTCAAAGGGCACACTAGAGCCTGGCTTAATGAACTCCATCGCAGCTGCCTGTTGATCGCTCATCATTCTGTTACAAGTTTATACGGATACTGACCTTTAACTTTATTTGATAGGTAAACTCCAGCGGATGCGGCCGAAATAAATCCGTTCCAGATTTCTTCAGGCACGCCAGCGTAGCTGTAACGCTTCCCTGTTGTGAACTCAACAATGAGTTCTTTGTTCTCAGGGTAATACCAAGCTTCTCGTACAGTGGTGCTGTCGGTGAATTTTTTGTTGATCATTTTTCGTCTGCAATTATTATAACACGAACAACATTTAAAATAAAGAGGCAAAAGCCACATGTAAAAAACATCCAGTGCCGCCATCCCCAATGCCACGTTGCATCATGCGCGCCAGATCCAGAATGACATCCCGCACCATTACAATGCCAGTCTCCAAGAAATTCATGCATGCTATCAGCAACAAATGACATCATAATTATCGCTGAAAATGTCAGGATAATGGTAAATGCGATCTTAAAATATTTTTTGTTTGTCATGTTTTGTATTATTCGTCTGTGGTGGTCATTCTGTTGCTTTTTTAATCACTGAAATAATCCTGTTCTCAAAATCATCTGCATGTTTGGCTCTACGAATAGCGTCTTCGATATTTATAGAGTTACCGCCGTACATCGTCATATAGCAATCCTTCAATGCGTGCAACATCTCCTGCATTGTTGACTGCCTGCTTAATAACTTGTCATAATCTGAGTAGTATCTAGACCAAGCTTCGCGGTCGAAATCAGAAAAATGAATGTCTTTATCTGTGCAATATTTAATCAGCCCTTCAACAGCATCCCAACCACTTTGGTATGTTTGCCAAAATATTGTAGTACCTGTGCCAAAATTGCGTTCATTCTTATCTATAGTAGTGTGTTCAAATCTGACATGCCATTTACCATCGTCGCCAGCTTTTATCTTATCATGAATGTTCATGAGTTATAAAGTTTAAGTAACGCCTCTCTGTAGGTTATAACGAACCTTTGTTGATCTGCTTCAATCGCTTACACAATTCATCGATCATTTCGAGATTAATGTTGATGTAGCGGTCTTCCTGACGAATCGATATAATATCGTTGTATTTCTCAATAAGAAGTGCTGGCTCTCCTGGCATCTCGTCTTCATTATCCATTGAGTTTTGCCATAATACCCATGACTCCTTGGATGCGTTTTCGAAGTGCATATCAAAAAAGTTTAGCTTGTCTTTTGTCCGATTTGTACTTCTCGATGAAGTCATCAACCTGTCGCTCAAAGCTCTTACTGTCGACGAGAGCAATTGCTGACTTGCGGTCGTCTTTTTTCTTACGTGCCAAGAAATATTCTTTCTGCGCGTTACGCATCTGAAGGACAAGGTTGATGAACTCTTCCATTACATGAATGATTCTTGGTCTTCTGAAGACTGTGTTATTTCGCCGGTAGACTCATCGACTTGCTCTGTTCTTGTCTGTCCTTTATTAACAGGCTCATCAATCACTTGAGCATACTCAGTCGATTCATCCTCGCCAGTTGATTCCATGTTCCCGATTAGTACAACGTTATCTGGATATTTGTGATACAACCTGAATGCTCTGTTGGTAGCAACCTTCTCGCATGCCTGCCCAGGCCACTCGTTCCAGAATGACTGATCAGACTTTGCTTTGCTTTTTGATTTTGCTTTTACCAGATCATCATAGTACACCACTGTGTCGATGTATGATCCGTCCTTGTAATTGATGCGCTGATATGCAGCTCGGATATTTTCAAGCTTCATACTTTCGGATGACTTCTCTGTTGTTTCGTGCTTTATCACTTTGTGATTAGCCTTGTCGTGTACAAACAAGTCGCCCTTCATGACAAGCACCGCTTGCGGAGCGCTCTTGACGTTAGGCATCATCTCAAGCATTTCTCTTTTACCGGCTGGTGATGACTGGATCTTTAATCCGTTCCCGTTTGGAATGACATACAGTTTGTTATCCCGGAATGAAAGGCCGGTAGTCAATGCATACACAATTGCGCCGAAGTGGTAGAACTTATCAACTTTTGCAAGATCCGGCTTGTCGACGATCAATTGAAGATACGCGAAGCGCTCTTGTTCATATCTGTTCTCTCCGTCGGTCCTGCCTGTTGTCGCTTGGTAGTTCTTTATCGCGCGTTCCTTCACTTCAGGAATCTGTAATACTTCTTTAATGTTTTTCGCCTGAGCGAGTTTTTGATCAAATGCTGCTAATTGGCTCATAATTTTATTTTTTCATAAAAGTAACAGTTAGTTTCTGACAGCTTCTGTCGATTAATGTGGATACAAAGCAAAACAGAATATTTCGATTCACAAAATTTTTCGTAAAATATTTTGAAAATTCTTTCAGGAATTTTTTTGATAATCTTTTTATTCCTATAATTGTGACATCAAACGACAGACATGGGATTATTCAATATAAAGCACCTTCAAAACGAACTTGAAAGCTCATTCAACGGGAAAGGATCGACGGTGTACACGAAGATATACCACTTAATGAACGGCTATCGCGGCAATTCAACAAAGAAAGAAATTCAATGCCTGCGGAATCTCCTTAA